CTTAAACACCCCACATGAAGTGCAATGTCTGCCATTTTCATGTGGGTGTCCTGGGTAAAGTTTTAATGTATCCATCAAAACATTATAACATAAAGCAATTAAGCTGCGTTATATTTAGCAGTTACAATTGCTTCTGGCCTAAGGATCTTTCTGCCATACAGATGCATACCACGTACAATGTCAGCAAAACTGTCAGGATCACGATAGCTTTCAGTCTTGGTGATTTGCTGTGCAGTAGCAACGGCAGCTTCATGACCTGCAACGATCACACCGTAGTTGCTGTTCTGGTTAGCAGTACCTGTAGTGCCAGGACCAGTTCCAATCTTGGGAAGGTTGTTAGAAACATAAACACGGAAACCGTGGAGGTTGTTTACAACAAGACCATTCTGAAGACCTGAACCACCGAAGTCGCTGTTCAACAGGCGACTATCTTCATCTTTTAGGAGTTCCATAAAGACGGGATCAACAACCAACCAACGACCATTGGTATCAACAAACTGCTGATCCAACAAGCGTGACATACGTGCAATGACCATCAAAGGTGATGCAGTTGCAGTGGGGAGAGCAGTTGCGCCAGGAAGACGGGCTGCAAGAGGAATCGAATGATCACCTGCAGATGCCGTGGTAATGTTACCAAAGCTATCTTTACGGAGCTTCATCGAAGTGAGCAGTTCATCTGCGCCTGCAGTAGCAATTGCTTTAGTGCCGGGGGCAGTAGTACGTGCCGTGTCAGCATTAGCATGTTTAGCTGATTGATAGAAGCCAGTGAGGTAGCCAAGAACGTCTTGGTCATACTGGTCACGCAAGCGATATGCAGCACGATCAGATGCCATTGCCATGAAGTTCACATGACTGTGAGCAGCTTCAATGTCATCAATCTTGAATGCAAAGTAGTTTGCTTGATCAACGACAAGGGTGAAGTCTTCGTCATCAAGATCTTGTGCAGTGATCTGTGTGCCACGAGCATAAGACTGAACAGAGACTTCAGGCTCTTTGATGATCTTCACCGAATCGCCCATGTTAGCGATTTCACCGAAGTAGTCACTGTTAGTGATGTCTTCGACAGTGGATGATTTACGAAATGCTAGTTGTACTTGTTTGCTATAGATTACGGGGCTGAAATTTCCATTTCCTAAATTACCGTAACCAGCAGCTTTGGGAAAAGCCATGATTTATCCTCCTAAGATAAATGAATAAGAATATAAATACGCTTAAACATTCACTACAGAGGCTGATTTAACTAGGTGCAGTATAGTTACTGGGCTAGTAAATGTTCAGGTAAGTCTGATAGTCTATTGTTTTGCGGTTAGATCAGCCATTAAAAACTAGGCTGAATAAAACTTTCTTATGTGTTGTCACTTGTATGTGTGGTTGGCCTTGCAAGTAGCGGCACACTAAGCGTATACACACAAGAAAGTTATTTCATATTGTTATATGAAGCTATTTTATATTTGTCAAGTAAATTACTGTACTAACTTACTATCGTGCGTACCCTGTCTTGTCGTACACAAACTTACCTGCACGAATAGCAGCAATAATGGCTTCTTGATTACGCTCATATTCAAGTGAGGACATCTTCTCTACTTGGGATTCGTAAAAGAGTCCTTCCTCTGATTCAGAATCGACACGAGCCTTATTAGGTGTGCGTACAGAACGAGCAGCATTAACTGTATTTTCTCTATCTGTGTCTCTGCTACGTTTCTGTGTAATACCCTTGTCAGCTTTGTATAGGTCGATTGCCCTAGCTGCTGATACCGCATCATTCTCATTGTCGTACAACGCACTCTGCACCCACCGAGGTTGCTTTTCAACCCATTCATGGAATTCATCCTGATCACGAATCTTGGCAAAATCTGGATGTAATCGCATTAACTCTGCTTCAGCTTTCTCTTTAGCAGTTTCCTCTGCCATCTCATTAATCTTCTGTAGCCGTGATTCAAGTTCTTGTGACTGTTCACGTGCTTTCTTAATGGCGATAGTCTCTACGATTTTAGCTACATCTGGATACTCATTTGCCCATGCCTCAAGTTCATCCTCAGACTTAGGCAGACTAAATGTTTGTTTTGCTGTACTATCGAGTTGAGCTTTTAAGTCATCGATTTGCTTTTGCAGTTCAACTTGTTGCTTTTGTGAGTGCCTACGCAAATCACCATAACGCTTTTTAAAACTTCTTTCTTCTGCGCTATCAGGTTCAATGTTATCATCTTCTGGAGGTGTATTTTTTTTATTATCCTCCATCAACTGTTTTAGCTCTTCCTCTTCTTCTTTAATACGTTCATGATTAGCTGAGCGTTTAATAAAACCTGCAACTTTTACTTGTTGTACTTCTTGCTGTTGATCTGACATATCTACCTCTTAAAGTGGGGGCTGTCTTATCAGGTGGCCCAAAGGCTATTATTTAAAATGGCCCATGATGAAGGGTTATTGTTATTTGAAAGCTACACCCTTTTATAGCTAACTATCTATTATATCATCCCCCGCCTGGGGTAGTCAATGCTCGTGTCATTATTGTAGGTGCATAATACTGAATTGCTTTATTAATATCTAAACCTTTTATAGAAGCATTAATTGCCACGTTCGATAACATCTTAGTCGCTGTACCAATACGTCTTAAGTTATTGGGGTCCATTGTCCCTGATAAGGATTTCATTACATTAGCAGCAGCTATTTCAGATACACCAGAAGATATGAGTGAATCTTTAAAGCTCGTTAGTACGTCACCGAAATCACCGCCACGTATAGCAGTTGTAACGCCACTGCCTATAGAACCTACAAATATATTAGATACTTGTGCTGGCTTTAAATTTAATGTACTAGCAATGCTATTTAAATTGTCTGCGCCGATAATGGCTGTAGTAATTTCACCTGCATTGGCATTGAGAGCACCTGCTGCTGCACCACCGATCATGGCCTTGCCTATGTTCCCACCAGTGGCTGCGGCAGTTAACCCGTTAAAGGTAGCACCAAGTACTGCCGAACCTACTGTCTGTGCACCAACTGCACCTGCACCCATAATGGCAGAGCCAATAGAAGTGGATAATCCCGCTGTAAATGGGGCAGCAAATATACCAGCTACTTGTGCAATGCCTTTTACCTTTGCTGCATCTGGATGTGCACCTTTATAGAAACTAGCCTTGCCTACAGGTACAAGTTGATCGCCTATCTCCTTGTAGGTCTGTGACATGCGCTCCCTATCTGCACCACCCGTTTTTCCTGATATACGGTAGTAGACATCACCATCCTGCTCTATCTTTTGAATATCTGTAGTTTTGTGGGATATCAACTCTGCAATCCTTGCTGATGCCGGATCTGTCTGTTTTAGTAACCAATCCTTCAATGAAGCTTTTTGCTCTTCAAATATAGGTTGTCCATCTGTGTCCGTACCAACTTGCACAGACACAGTGCCTAAATCTTTTACATCTTTAAATGGATTGTCTAGTACCGTACCACGAGTCCAAGCTCTACCTTTAGCCTTATCTTCCGATGCATATTTTTCTTCATCTTTCTTGGCAAGATTAATGAGATACTGATTTGTATCAGTGTCGGTGTCTAAATCTTTGTATGCATCAGGTATTGCCGTAGTAGTCTTAGTCAGATCTGTAGTTGCAGCTGTACTTGTCTTAGTTAAATCTGCGGTAGTTTTCTGGCCGGTTGTAGCTGTTACTGTGGGTTTAGCTTCACCTGCTTCTCTAAATACTCCACCGAAGCTTTGTACTTTTGTACTCTTTTGGAATCCTTCAGGGATAGCACCTTGTGGCTGTCCACTGAATGTGGGAATAAAGATATCTCTCTGTCCAGCTTTACTATACCGTTCTGTACTAAAGGGTGTAGTAAAGGGATTGGGGGAAGCAAGACCACCTGCTGCCATGCGGACTTGTCCCCCTTTAGCTTTTTTTGATGGGCTATCCTCTTCCGTACCCTCTTCCTCTGACTCACTTTCAATCTCATCTAGGATGTCATCAAGTTCAGTCTCAAACTCACCTGTGTCATCTTCAGTGGCTTCATCTGCATTGCCCATCTGCCCCATAGCTTCCATCTTAGCTAAGCCTTCTTTAGCTGCCTGACGTAAATCCATGAGTTTCTGTAGGCCAATAAAACGTACTACATCTGCAG